GCTGAAGCGATGATCGGATCAGTATCCATTGCCTCGTAATCGGAGTACAGCTGAATCCTTAACGTTTGATAGTTAAGGTTTGGGTTGAAGATATTTTTGTTATTGTAGATGTAAAGTCTAGAGAAGCGGTCAACCAGTGAATTGGTCTCGTAACGTCCAGTACTCTGGATGTGATTTACGTCTGCTATCTTTAACTGATTCCCACCAACGTTCCGTATTACGACGTCTGTGGAGAAAAGTCTCTGTAATCTACTAAATAAAGAAGTGTTAGCCATTCAAAAGCTGTTTAAGTATAAATAGTCCTAACGGAGTAACCAGGTTAAATCCTCTTTTCCGTGCGGAGTATCCATAGTATACGGATTATTTTTCATATCTCCAACCTTATACACAGGAGCCTGGCGAGTATTTAGGCTTGAGAAGGCAGATAACTGGGCTCTGGCAAGATCCATACCCTGTTGGCGCAGTCTGAGGGCTGTATCTCTAACGTACAACGCAGTAGCGAAAGCCATTATCAAGTCATCGTTGTAGCCGCTCTGGGCTTGGGCTTTGCCGTTTTTCCATACAAAGACTCTCATCTCCTCTAGCAGTCTCTTGGACTGAATAGTAACTGATTTATCTCTGATGTATTCCATCATCTTAGCGACTACAAGAGGACGGGTCTTCATCGACATGGTAAAGCCGGGAACTAAATTTCCTTTCTCGTACTTATTCATATAGCTCTCAACCGTATCCTGGTCTGATCTAGAAGAATAGTAGAGGTTGGGATATTCCCGCTCTAGGACCTGCTCGATAGTAGCCCATCCCATGGATGCGTTTTCAATCACAAGTAAGGCATTATTGTATTCCGAGGCTATGCCTACTAAGATGTTTCCGAAGTCACGGGGAGATACCTTGCTCCTATATTCACCGATTTGCGTAGCCGCTTCGATATCGATGATATGAAAGGTACTATAGTCGGCCCCGTCCCCACGGGCTACGTCAGCTACAACCATATAAGACTTAGTGTAATCGGGGTACTCCCAGATCCATAAATTGCTGTCTACTCCTCTTCTCTCGTTGGGGTCCTTGCGGTAAGTCTGCTCATAAAAGGAGAGGTACTCAGGCTCAAAGACTGTTTCGCCGGAGGAAAGGAAGTCGCAGTCACATTCCTGAGCTGCCATTCTAGGTCCTAGATCATTATCCTGTAAGTCTCTCCAGGCCTGGGTTCTTTCCGGATGCACGGTCCAGGGCAGGCGTATGGGTATGAAGGAGTTCTCTGACATCTCTGCTTTAGCCCAGGTCTGATGGAACCAGTTACCTACCCCGTTGGGGGTAGACAGAGCCATGCACTGACCTCCTGTTGCTAGGGTCTGCTGTGCAGCAGCGAAAGTCTCATCGATATTATCGATAAACGCAGCTTCGTCAATAATCAGCAGCGATACAGCCTCAGATCTAGCAGCATCAGAGTTCGATGATTTAGCAGCGATTCTTGATCCGTTCACAAGTCTTAAGGAGAGTTTGTTTTTCTCTAGGGACTTAAGCCGTAACCAGCTCGGTAACTGCTCATACATAAACTGTACTTTGGTGACTAGGTTCCGGGCCGTGGCCTGGGTGGTTGCTAGTGCGAGGATGTTCTTGTCCTTATGAAAGATCATCAACCACAGCGCATATCCTGATGCTAGGGTTGAGATCCCAAGCTGCCTGGATTTTAACGTAATCAGGAACTGATGATCTTTGAACAGATGCAGGACCTTGTCCTGGAAAGGGTATAGATTGAAAAGTATCCGGCCTCGCTGGGGATGCTGGATGTAGCAGTACTTACGCATGAAGTATGCCGGGTCCTGGGCACACTTGGTGTATTCCTGTATTACTAGCTGTTTTACATTCAGCGGTTGTTCGCTCATAGTACCGTCAGTCCTAGTACCAGGGCAGCGCCCGTCCCTAGTCCGGTTAATAACCCTTTCCAGTAGTTGGCAGCCTTACCGGCTTTCAACACTGCAATTTCTTTCTCTCTTGTTTCTAGTTGAATCTTCTTCTCTGTAATAGTTTCATAAAGAGCTTTAGTAATACCGTCTTTCTTAACGATCTGCTCTTTCTGAATATCTATGACATCTCTAAGCCCTTTAGCTTCTCTGATCCAGCTCTCAAGCTCGACCTTGCAAAGGTCACCTGCATGCAAGTCAGCAATAACTTTTCTTGTAACCGTCTCCGGTAGACAAACTAAAGTATCTCCATTAACGACTATAACGCTCTGCGAAATAGCGGGCAAGCTCAGCAGTAGAAAGCTTGTTAAGCTCAGCCATCCTTTTATTGAATTCATCTCTTTCTTTTTTACGTTTTGTTTCTTCTCCTTCTAGTGCTTTGAGGGTAGAGTCGGCTTTGTTTTGAAGCCTTAATGATTCGTTCTCTAATGAGAAAACTACCGTCTTTAAAGAATCTTCTCTCGCCTCTGATGCTTCTCTTACTGCCTTTAATTCAGCCAAGTACTTTTTTTTGTAAGGGTTTATAATCCCGGACATCGCCAGTATGGCTATAGCGATAGCTATAAGAGTAACAATTGACTGAAGGTTTTTCATTGCTTATATAATTACAGTTCCCCGAGGTGAATTTAAACTTCCTAGCCTTGATGAAGCAGTAGTGCCGTTAGGTCTTGAAGCAAAGATTCTTGGCATAGTCACTCCGTTTACGGTCTGGGTATTATCGGTGAAGAAGTAGTCTCCGTCTCTTTTCTTAATGTGAAGAAATAGTTCGTTTTTAGCAAACTCTTCTACAGGTTTAAAGTTACCGTTTAGGGTAATCGTATTACCTTCAACTGTAGGTTTTACATCCATAGCACCGATGTAGTAAGCATCTACTTCTCCTCCTACTGCCGGGGTACCTTTTACAATTTCAAGTACAATATCTTCGGGAACTTTTCTGTTGACGTCTTTAAAGTATTTGGTCTTGTGAAGATTTGTTTCAGGAGTAAGTTCCGGATTTTCATCAAAAATCTTTTTATAATGCTGATAAGCATCTTCATAGAACTGTTTTACGAAATCCTGCACCTTATTAGATAGCAGCATGATGCCTTGTAGCCCTCCTCCTGCAATGGTGGGTGATGTAAGTCCTTTAGCTGAAATTAGAAAAGGATCATCAGTTCCCTGAATTGCTAACTTGATATCGGAGTAGGGTTCGTAACGGTAGCTGGGAATGCTAGCTACTTTCTCTGCTCTTAAAACTCCCTCAATAGTATGTCCGTTTTGATCACGAATAGTCTTAACTCCTTCGATAGAGTTAATAATATTAATAACTCCGTGTTCCTGTCTTTCTCTGTTTTCCTCTTTTGGACCTCCTGCTAAAATAATATCAATGTCTCCTTTATCGGTTTTAAATTTAAATAATGAAAATTCACGGCTACCGTCAGGCTTGGTGTTTTGGTTATTTAGAGGAGTACCGGGAGCGATAACTTCAGGCGTCTGTCCGAATTCTTTTTTTATGATCTCTGCAAACTCTGATGGAGAGATTTTACCTGTATTTCCTAGTCTTGTATACTTTTTCATATCAGAGAAAGTATCAGGGTATTTTTGAAGTAGTAGCTGTTTAGCAGCCAAAGTATTTGCTTTCAAAGACGCTTCGGTGAGGTTTATATTAAATAATCCCTCCAAGATACGAAGATCTTCCTCAGAGTCCAACTGCGGATAACCCTTAGCGCATCTCCAAGACCATTCCTTGATTATCTTGTCGACTAAATCCATTAGAGTCCTGCGAATACGTCCTCCCCAGCTCCGGGTGCAGCTGCGGGTGTTTCAGCTCCTGTCTCGGCTCCTGCTTCGGCTCCTGCTTCAGCACCGGCTCCGGCATCGGCAGTCGGTTCAGGTGCCCCTGCCCCGGCGAATACATCCCCTCCAGCTCCTTCTTCTCCTCCTAATGCATCCATTCCTGTCTGGATTGGGCCGTGAGAGAGAATGATGCCGATCTTGTCAAGGGCCTGCTGGTATTCCGGTAGGTTGGCTAGGTAGTAGCGCTTGCCTTCAATGTTGGCTTCAAAATTCTTACCCATCCATTTCAAGACCATATCCTGTCCGGATTTAAACTCTACCTTAAACGTAGAGGGTTTAGGGGACATCCATCCTACCTTCTCTACAAATTGCATGTACTGAGGAGTTAGGAGGTGGGTGAGGGTCTTTTGAAGGGTGGGGAACTTGCCAAGAATATTCAACGTAGGGTCTGTCTGGTCCCTCTTCGGGCCCTGGACCGGGGGTTGGGATGCCTCAATAAGCACCTCAAAGTATGCCTCTTGAATTATATCTTTAAGCTTATTTAGTTTCATTTCTTCTTAGAATGCTGGGCGATTGCTTGCCCGATCTTAACTCTTCTACCTTTGAGGTACTTGTCGGTCTTATCTACTTTACCGTCGTTGTCAATATCCTCATCTTCGTGGCCGACCGGGTCTAGTTTTTCTGCAATAGGGGTTTCGCTGCCTATTACTGCCTGATCCATTGCCGGTTCAGTTAGTTCAAACTCAAGGTAGTGCTTGGCACTGCTAATCATCGAAGTTGCTTTTGTGATTTTAGACTGCCACCAGGCTGGAAAATCTACTTCTCCTTTACCTTCAAACTGATCAACCATTTTGTAGAGCTCAAGAGCGTATTTAGCAATCTTGTAAAGCTCTGATTTGATCATGTGCGGTTCGTCATCCTGGTGTCCTAGATCTAGGTCTTCCTCCATTGGGGTGACTCTTGCACCAGCTTTTTCTAACTCTGCCTTCTGCTTAGGTGTTACCACATCCACTTCTGTTTCTCCAGTACGGCCGGTTATTTTGCTGACTTGTCCTGTATTTTCAGCTAGTACTTCTTTAATAGCTTTTAAAATATCTTCTTTTTTCATTTTTCCTTTGTTTGGTGTTACGAAGTAAGCATCATCACCGTAAGTTGATAA